TCGCGCCGGTAGGCCCTGTTGGACCTATATCGCCAGTAGCGCCGGTAGGCCCAGTCGGGCCTGTAGCGCCAACAGCGCCGTTTGCGCCGGTAGGCCCTGTTGGGCCGATATCGCCAGTAGCGCCCGTAGGCCCGGTCGGGCCTGTAGCGCCAACAGCGCCGTTTGCGCCCGTAGGCCCCGCCACTGTTGATGCCGCGCCTGTCGGGCCCGTGGGGCCGGTAGGGCCTATCTGCGAATAGGTGACCTGAGTGACGGTAACGATAACCGACGGTGTAGCAGGAGCGGCGGCAGTAGCTGCAAGGGTTTGCAAGCTAACAGAGACGCTTTCCGCGTCCCAATAGAGTTGGATTTTATCGTTAGCCGCAACCGTGAGAACGTAATTCACAGTTCCGATAAGATAACCATAAACACCCACAGATTTACGCGAAGACACTACAAAGCGCGAATTCGTGTCAGCCAGATCATTCGTGTTTAGTTTTAGCCATACATCGGCGTAATGCTGCGCGTTGTCTGTGTTTTCGAACTGTGCGCTATATGTGATCGAGTACGTCCCCGCGTTGGCAAACGTAATCTCACTGCCGCTCTGGATGCTGACGCCGTTATTCTCCAGCGTCGTGTTAATTGTAATGGCCTGTTCTGTTCCCGGCGTGGAGAACGCCTGATCGGTCGTGTCGTAGAACGAGCCATAGTACCCAAGCGCGCCGCCAGTCCCGGTTGCGCCGGTTGCACCCGTGGGCCCAGTCGGGCCACTGGTGCCATTAAAGCCCGTGGGCCCGGTCGGGCCAGTAGGCCCCGGGGGGCCGCCAGAAGGCCCTGTAGGCCCTTCCGAGCCCGTGGCGCCTGTAGGCCCGGTTGGCCCTGTAGCGCCCACCGGGGGGCCCCACACAGGGGGAGAAAAGCCCCCCGCCGAGACAAGCACCTCGCCGACGTTGCCGACATCGGTCAGATACAGCTTGTCCGAGCCCGAGTAGACGACGGCCCCAAGAACGGGGGACAGTCCGTTCCCAGAGCCGCCGCTACCCAAGGGGAGCACGCCTTGGGTCTCGTTAGGATCTGACAGATCAACCGCCGGGTGAACGTGATCGTCTCGCGCGGCCTGCGTCCCGGTGCCAGCCGCCGCCGTGCCAAGGGGCAAAGGTGTCAGGCTGGTGAAGTCGATTGCAAAGGTGCGATCCGCCGAAAGGTTACCGCCGCCCGTAAGCCCAGAGCCTGCGGTCAGGTTGCGTGAGGTCGGAACGTAGTTCACCAGAACAATGGGAACGCTCGCCGCATAGGTAAGGCGCCCCGTGTCGTCGACCGTAAATGTCGCGACGCTGTCCTGCGTGCCGTAGGTTCCCGCCGCAACGCCGGTTAGATCGAGCTGATTGTAGCCGACGCCGCCGTTCTCAATGTAGATCGTGCGGTCCTGCGAAAGGTCGCCACCGCCGCCGAGGCCCGTGCCTGAATAGATTGCGCGTGAAGACGGGACGGCGCCGACCGCCGCGATATTGCTGAATTGAACCTTGTAGGTGACACCGCTGACAACATAGGGCAGATAGCCCAGCGTGCTCGACCCGACATATTCGGGGAGTTGCGTAATGCGGGACGGGATCAGGTTGCTGGGTACGTCGGTCATGGCAGCAGATAATCCTCGCCGTCCTCAGTAATCACGAAGTAGTCGCCGTTCTCCGCAATAACGCCCGCCGGGTTCGTCGGAATAGGTGTATCCGGGCGCGTAAACGGCAAAACGATATTGTCGGGCTGCCGCGCAGGCAGACGGTACGGATCAAGTTGATCGCGGTCCTTGTCGCAGACCAAAAGGCCCGGATAGTTATTATCCGGCTGCAAGGCATCAAGCGGCATCTTTATGCCGCAACGCCCGCAAATGCCGATTGCCAGCGTCGTCCGGCCTCGCGTGTTTAGCCAGCGCGGCATCAGCTTAACGCCTCGTCCGGGCGCGGGTACCGCAAGGCAATCTGTTCAGGTGTGCGCGGGGGCTCCCGCCAAGGATCAAGCTGATCGAGATCCTCGCGACAAACGCGAAGGCCGGGGGAGTTTGGATCTTTGTAGAGTTCCTCAAGCGGAAACTTACGGCTGCATCTGTCGCAAATGCCAATCGCCAGATATTGCTTTCCGCGTGTGTCGAGGTAGCCTTCAACCGGCATTGGCTACCTCGTATACATTGATATGTTGGGGGCGATCATCATGGGCGAGTTGTCGCGTTCTTCCATCTGCGCGATAGCCAGAGCCTGCGCCGCCTTGGCGTCAAGCACCGGAATAAGCCCCGCATCAACCTCGACCAGCTCGAGCGCCATCTTTGCAGCGAGCCCAGCGACGAGCGCTTCGTACCAGCGCTGCGGAACCTCTATCTCCTGCGTCATGGTGCCGACGTCCATGATATAGCGCTGGCGCCACAGCACAATCTGATAGACCGTCGCGGCGTCATTAGGAACGGGCCATAAACGCATGACAGGGTTGTTTACTTGCCGGTCAAACCAGTACTGGAGGGGGCGCGTAGACTGAAAGCTCTTGTTCGGAAGGTTCGTGTAATCGTCGCGGTTCATGCGCGCGAGCGGAATTTCGGTCGGGGTGTTCCCGAGATAGACCTGATCGAACGAGAGCGTGCCGCTGGTGGCCCTGACACGGAAATACTGGGTCGCGACGCTGCTATTCAGATCATACCACGTCCACTCGCCGGCGGACGCGCTTGGCGTCTCGGTCTGAACCGTTGTCCAGATAACGCCGTCATCTGACCGCTCGAGCGCAATCGGCACCGACGCCGCAGTCCAAAGCACGCCCACCGTAGTGACAAAGGTGGCAGAGGCCCAAAAGACCGTTCGTGTCGTCGCCGTGTCAGTATTCGTGCCTGTGGCTTCCTGAAGCCAGCGAAGGTTGGAGTTCAGAATATCAACGGTGCCATCTGTGGTAGTGATATAGCCGACACCCGAATAGAGCGGGTATATCTGCTTCTCGATGCACCAGAGCGGCGTGCCTTGGTTCGCCAGATCAGACAAAAACAGGTAGAGCTGATCGTTCGCAATGTCGATATGTTCAGACGTAATCGACTGCGCCGGGATCTTGCACCGACGGATTGCGTTATCAATCACCTTGCGAGTGTTGAAGACGGTTTGCGATACGGTATTAGAAAATGCCATCAGAGCCTGCCCGCTGTTTCACGCAGCAGCCCGCCATTTTGGGCAGGCATTTCTGACGCGTAGATGATACCGGAAAGGGCGCTTGGCAACAAGCCAAGCGCCCGATCCAGCTACTTCTTATAGACGCCACCGCGTTTCATGGCGGGAAGCGCGCCAGCAGGCGGAGAAATCATAGGCGCCGAGGAATATGCCGGAACGGCTCCCGGCGTGTTACTCGCGGGAGCTGAAGGGAAACGCGATTGCAGTTTCTGCATAATTTGCGGCATATTTCCGTTTGCGATTGCAGAAGAAATACGGGCCTGCAGGTTTTGCATCATTTCCGGCGTCACACGTGCCAACATCTGCGGCGGAAGGTTCTGCAAGACGCTGTTAAGAGCAGATGTCGCCTGTTGGTTCATTCCAGTCTGCGGAACCGGCTGCGGCGCAGAAATTGGGCGCTGAACCATAAAGGCAGCGTTGCGCGCGCTTCCGTCACGCATGGGGCGACGATTATCGCTGTCCCGATAGGCGTGAGGATCCCTAGAATTTTCGTCAAAGCCACGGAACCCGCTTTCCTGATCTCCTTGATAACGGCCCGAATAATCAACCGGGCTCTGGGCTACTGGAGCAGCCGTGACGCCTACCATGCCCGGCGCGGGTGCGGGGGCCCCGACCATCATCGGGTTAACGACGCCGCCATCGGCCTTCTTCACAGGGCCGCCGCGCGCTTTCTTCATGACGCCGCCGTGCGCCTTTTTGCCAGCTTTGCGCGCTTCGCTAAGAGCAATCGCGACTGCCTGCTTCCGGTTAGTAACCTCTGGGCCTTTCTTAGAGCCGCTGTGAAGCGTACCTTCCTTGTACTCCTTCATGACCTTGCCAATTTTGGCCGCGCCGACTTTGCCGCCCTTTTTAAGGACAGCGGGGCGAGCGCCCTTGGCCTGTTCCGGCAGCGCCGGGCGAGCGTTAAGAGCTTCAGTAGCCCTCGCGGCGCGAACGTCTCCGCCTTTATTGTAAGCGGGACGAGTGCCCTTGGCCTGTTCCGGCAGCGCCGGGCGAGCGTTAAGAGCTTCAGTAGCCCTCGCGGCGCGGACGTCCCCGCCTTTCGCGCGGTTAACCGGCTTCGGTCGCGGAATGATGACTTCCTTCTCCTCGCGGACAAGGGCTGTGCCTTCTTTCTCCATAGCCCTGCGCTGGCGATCCGTAAGACGACGGCCACCGGGCGTGACGCTTTCGAGGCGCCGGATCATGTCCGCGCCAGAGCGCGGAGCGGATCCGCCCTCAGCGTAGCACGCGCCGCCGCGAGCGTAGCCTTTCACCATCTGCTTACCCGCCGAAGCCGTGAAGCCTCCTGACGCGGGGAACTCAAAGTCTTTCACATACTTGCAAGCCATGACACTATCCTTTTTTCCGCGCCGCGAAGGCGTTGTCTATGAGATTGGGGTAAGGGCGCCCCGCCGCCTTGGCCCGTCTTTTCGCCGCCGCCTTACGCTTGGGCGCGAGCTTCTTGCTCTTCCCTTCAGGCGCTTCAGTTTCCCAAAACGGTTTCTTCTTTACCTGCCCACCCTCGGCGCGACAGTCCCACTTGCGAAGAGACAGCGCCTTGCGGGTCGGGCGTCCCTTCTCGTCTTCCATAGGACCGGGCATGCCGCTCATGCGGGCACAAAAGCTCTTACGCCGGGCAGCCGCCTTCGGGCTCTTCGCTGCCTGTTCTGAACTGACCGGAGGCTTGATGTCGTGGCCCTGCGCCCGGAGCGACGCGCGCCCCTTAGCGTTGAGCCCGCCTTCCGGGTTCTTTCCTTCTTTCCTAGTCCAAGCGCCGCCGCCGGAGGCAAACGCCTGCAAGCCGCCCTGCGTAGGGGCCTGCGGCATCTGAGGCTGCGGTGCAGTCGGAGCGCCCGGCATAGCCTGCTGGGCGCCCGGTTGTAGCTGCGGCGCCGCTAGAGGGGATCGCGGCGCCGCGCTCAAAGGCAACCCAGCCGCAGGCCGTGGGGAAATCTGCTGCGGGGGCGTGCCTTGACCCATAGACCCGCGAGGAACGCGGAGGGCGGACTCGATGTCCGCCTTCGCGCGCTGCACCCTGAGATCAAACGGGCTCATCTTAGGCCGTGGACTGCTGGACGACAGTGACACGCAAATCGCCAACACCGCTGGCTACGTTTACGCGCACGGCGCGCATCAGCGTTGTCGTAAAATGCGTCTGGTCGGTAGTCGCGGAAGTAAACGCGCCGCCCGCTGCCGGGTGCGCCACCGCGAGCTGCGTAATGCTCGTGTCAAACGGATCCTCGTTAGTATACTGGACCGAGTAGGTTGCCGTGCCCGAGATAATGTTTGCAGAAATGGTCGTGACTTGATTGGGCGTGTAGATATCCAGCGGCCACCAAGCGGTATCGCCAAGATCTCCGGCTTCAGTAGCACCAATCTCAACCTGTTCGGTCGTGTAAGTGCTTTCCGTAGCAACCTCAATCGAAGTAACCGTGGCAAACTCAAGCGTGGTCGTCACAGTTTCGTTGTTCGGCCCCACAATTTCTTCAGAAATTACATTGCCGTTGGCGTCCGTACCGATGACTGTGAACGTAACGTCCGACAGATCATCCGCGCTTGTAAGAGTAACGGTGGTCGGTATCGGGAGCGTTGCGACGCCGCCGTCCGCGTAAACACCGTCAATCGTAAGATCGACGCCGTCCGCCGGAACCTGCCCTTCAGCAATACCGTTCGGATCCGCCGTCGCAAAAGACAGAACCTTTTGAATAGGACGCATCAATCTAATCCCTTAGAAACAACCAGTGACCGCCGGGCGCTGGGCCCAGCGATCACCAGTTAGGTTTTACCGTTCCTTCGCCACGAAGACGTAGTCGACGGTCATGGTTTTGGCTACGCCTTCACCATTTCCGAGCGCCAGTGTCACCGTGGTGTTTGCGTCCGGCAGATAAGACGACGACGCGTCAAGAGATCCGATAACGGAACCATTGACCTCGTAGTAGACCTTATCGACGCCGTCGTAAGACCAGCCCAGCTCAATGTAGGTGTCGTCCTCAAGCGTAGCGACCGATGCCACGGTCTTTGAACCCGTGGTCGCGTTCTTACGCACAAAGATGTCCACAGTGGCCGCGCCGTCTGCTTTGTAGAAGTAGACGCCGTCGACCCACGCATTGGTCAGTAGGCCGGAAGCATTTGCGTTCGCGAGGCCGACCATGACATCCGACTGCGTAGCGTCGGACACCGAAAAGCGGCAACGGAAGAACGCTTTCTTGCCAGCGGTAAACGAAAACGCCGCTGGGAGCTTCTGGAGCTGGTTAACGTCATTATCAGCCGCTGAGTTCGTCAGCAGGATAAGGCCGCCGTCACCCGCAGTAAGCGCCTGCGTGGCGCCAGCCTGCGTCTCGGTGACAGTCCAGTCGCCGGCAGCGTAAGTATCAAAGTCGTTCCAGTATTCGTGGTAGAGCGTCGGATCAGTCTGCTTGAGATCCCCAAACAGATCGTCCTGACCGACGTTCGTGACACCATACGGGAACCGGGTGACGATATTGTTACCCATGTTCTACTCTCCTTTCAGAGAGATTTGGGCAGGGGTTTCAGCCCCTGCCCTCATCCCGTTAGATGCCCGGCGTACCATAAACGCCACGCGGATCGGTCCAACCGAAGACATAACGCTCGGTGGCCTTGTACCGCATGGAGTCGGTTTCGAAGTCGCCTTCCATGCTCTTCTCAAGACCACGACGCATCGCGAGCTTCAGGCCTTCCGGCGCGTCCGTCTGCACCCACCAAGCGGTGGTTGACGTGATACGCGACAGGTTGCCCTGACCATCGGCAAGCAGCCCCATCGACTTGACGGGGTTGATGTCGTTGTTCGCGGTGCCGGCGCGGAGAACAGACTTAAGCAGAACTTCCGCCTGAAACACGTTGGACGGGCCAGTGACAATTTTCTTCGGGGTGAGCCGAATACGCTTGCCATTGTTGTCCACCGCGTTGCGGATCTGGATCAAGAGCTGTTCCAGCGACGTCTGCGACAGGTTTGCCGCAGTCGTGAGCTCGTTCGAGAACGTGCCCGCAGCAATCGGATGGTCGGTCGCCACCAGTTCCTTGCCGTCGCCGCCCGTGTACGAGGCGTTGAAGGCGCGGTTCAGGATGTTGGCGCCGAGCGTCTCCTTCGTTTCGATCAAGGACTGCGCGAGGTGACGCGCGTAAGTCTGACCGATACGAATGTGATCGCCGTCTTCCACCAGCACTTTGGTCAGGGCGAAAGCGAGCCCGTAGACCTTATAGACGTAGCGCTGGATGAAGAGCACGCCGCCCGACTGATACGTCACCGGCATGCCGTCAGGCAGTTCCGGGGCCGCACCAAAGCCGAAAAGCACAGGTTCTTCGTGGTAGTTGCGGGGGATACCCTTGAACTCCTTGAAGACCTGAGACCATTCGTCAGCGCGCTGGTCGTAGATGCCATTAAACTCTTCGTTCAGGATCGGTTCAACGATTGAACGAAAGTCAGTACTTCTCATCGGCGTAGCCATTGTTCACGCCCTCCTTTAGTACGCGGCCTTATCAGCGACGTTCTGATGTTCGCTGATCTGGACCTGAACGATGGTGTAAGTATCACCCCACGCATTGTCCGGTCCCGGCGCGAGGCCGATGACGCGAAGCGATGCGTTGGACGCCGAGCTGCCCGTGTCGAGCATCATGGCCGAAAGGCCAGTGACGGTCGAACCCGCAGTGATCGTGGTGAAGTCGTACTGCTTGCCGATGCTGTCGACATCAAGCGAACCGTTCGCCTGAATTTCGTAAACAATCGTCGGGTCAAGAGTGACATACGCCACGATGTCAGTCGCCGTGGTAGACGCGGTCCACTTATTGGAAACGCGGCGGCGACCGTCGGTGTCGGTAAACTCAACACCTTGGAAAGTGCCGATGAAAGTATCTCCAATGGCGGCGGTAGAAATCGTGCCTTCGCCCGTCGAAGATGGAATAATTCTCACCGGCTGGTTCTGCAAAATGTTCGAGCCATAGGTCGAGCGGATCGTATACGCGGTGGGGCGAACCACACCGCTCGGCGAATACGCAGGACGGAGGCCGAACGGCTGGGACGTAGTAGACATAGCCTGTTCCTCGTCAAAGGTTAAACAAGCCTGTTAGCGGAAAATCCCACTAGCAGGCGCCTGTTGACGCAGTTCAGACAAGCCATCCCCTTCGTAAATCGTGCTACCTGACCGAGCCGCCTGTTCCCGCACTAGATCGGCGGTCTCAGCGAGTTTCTCTTCCTCACGGAGCGGTGCGTCGTGGTGAGCTTCCTGCATGAACCTCTGATACAGAGGCATGGGCAGCTTAAACGCGAGCATCTCGTTCACGCCAATGAAACCAGCCCATTCGCCGGTTTTCACAGAGGCGTATTCCATACCCGGCACCTCGTCGGGCCGCACAGGCTCGTAACCGAGCTGCATGCGGCGATGGATCGAGTCGCGCGGGTTGGTGGTCGTGAGCCAGCACAGATGATATCCGGGGATTTCCGGCAAGTCTGGCAAAGCGTCGTTAAATAGTTGCTGTCGGAACATCTCAAGTCTATCGTCATCGCTCACGTCGCGGCGCTGCGTGACCGAACGGTCACCCATCTCGCGGGAGCGTCGATTGACACCAAGTTCCTTCTTAAGGCGATCATCGCCATCTACGCTCATGTTGTCTCACTCCTGTGTGTGTTTAGCGAGCCGAACTCTTGTCGTAGGCCTGATACGCCTTAACGTAGCGCTGTCGGAGCACGGGATCATCCCACACTCCGGCATCTATCATAGCCTGTTTTCTTTCCTGTGTCACGAAGGCTTCCCTCTTGGTCGAGGGCGGAACGTGTTCGCGGGTGTTGCCCGTCGGCGGAGCTTTCCGCCTCGGTGTCTCTGCAACCTCCTCGGTGTCATCGCCCCGCTGTTTCGAGGTGGTGTTCAGCCGCGTTGACACGCGCCGCGTGAGCTCGTGCCAGTAGTCGACGTTCTTCGGGTCGTAGCCTTCCCGCACCAGCCCATCATCGATAGCGCGGGTGATCCGGCTGTCCTCGTCGCCGCCCTTCGGGTCGTACCACGGGTTCGCCGCGACCCATTCCTGCGCCAGAGACGACACGCGGGTGTCCACCTTCGGGGCCGCCGCTTGCGCCTTGGCCTGCGCCATGTAATTCCGCGCCTGATCAAGTTGCTGGATGCGCAGCTTGGCCTCGTCGCGGATCCGCAGCGCCGCTGCGGCGTCGTCGCCGTTGCCCGCCTTGATCGCCTTGGCGAGGATCATCTCGGCCTGCTGCGCCTCGCGCGCCGCGTCGGCCAGACGCTGGTCAATCGTCGCGCTGTTCTGCGTCAGGACGTTGCCCTCGAGGGCCGCCAGACGCCGGGCCATGAGATCGTTCTGATCCCGCAGCAGCCGCAGCTCGCGCTCGGCGTTCTCTCTCGCCCGCTTGCGGACCTCGCGGCGCTTGAGGCGCCGCTTGCGGTTCGCCGACACGACCTCGTCGTCCGTGTCGTCCTGACTGGCCGCTAGGCGCTCGTCGCCCTCGTCCTCGTCGTCGTCGTCCGCGTCGTCCGCCTCGGGTTCAGACGCCGCAGCTTCCGCCTTGGGAGCCTCTTCGGCCTGCGCTATAGGCTTGCCATTGGCGTCGACCTCGACGATTTCGAGGTCTTCGTCCTTTTCTTCCAATACTTTATCTGCCATGACCGGCTCTCCTTTGCAGCCTTATAGAAAGGCCTTGATCGCGAGCGGATCGCCCGTGACCTTGCCCACTAGGTCGAGATCGTTGAAAATAACCACGAGGGCCTCGTCGCCATCCGTGGTCTTTACCGTCCACCTGTCACCGCCGTAACGGGGCACGCGCACAAACTCGCCGACCCGGCACCACGAGCCTTCCGGCCACGGTTCCATAGTGTTGCGGTTCTTGAACGCGAGGCTGCCGACCGAAAGAACTTTGGCGACCTGCGTGTTGTAAATCTCGGTCTCCCGAGTATCGCCGACGAGGATCACGCCCCCAGCCGTTTTCCGTTTGGGCGTGCGGATCTGTACCAGAACCCGGCTGCCAAACGGTTCAACGCCCGGGTCACACGCCGGGAATGCGTCGTCAATGTTGTCGTAAGCAAAGCTAATCTTGTTCGCGAGTTCCTGCATGGGTGCTCCTCCTTGCAGCTAAAGGTCAAAATCTTTGCGGTCCTTCTCGGCTACGAAATCAATCAGCACGTCCTTGGCGCGCTGCAGACCGCCGTACAAACCGACCACGCGCCCGTATTCGTAGGCGTCGCGGTCCTGCGGCTGGCGGAGGCTTTCATGCGCTAACCGCGCCTGCTCCTCGTCCAGCCGCCTTAACAACATCTCGATGGTCACGCAGGCGCCTTCTTGCTGCCACCCTTGCCGCCCATCGCGCCCTTGCCGGCGCCGGTCTCGGCCATCTCGCCCATCGCAAGGCGCTTGTGCAGACGCACGCCTTCTTCGCCGACGGACTTACCTTTCGTGTCTTTCTGCTGTGCCATGCTTCGTCTCCTACGTTCCGGGGTTGATGCCTGTTCCGGTCGAAACCGTGAACTTCTGGTCCGACGCCACCTCGAGCTGGGCGAGGTTCAGCGCCGTCATGTTGTCCTGCGTATTCATCTGGCTGCGGGCCAGCACCGCCGCGGCGTTGCGCCTGTTCTCGGCGTCCTGCCGCTCGCGCTCCATGACCATCCGCAGTTCCGACTCGCGGGCCCGGAGCTGAAGCTCGGCCTGCTGAATAGCCTGCTCGATCTGCAGCTTCTGCGCCTCGAGCTGCGCGTCGCGCGCCTCGCCCGCCGCGTCGAGCTGCAGGCGCATGGCGTCGACCTGAGCGCGCTGCGCCTCGATCTGCGTCTTCTGCTGCTGGATCTGCTGCTGGAGCTGGAGCTTCTGCGCCTCGGTCTGGGCGCTGATCTGCAACTTCTGCGCGTCGAGCTGCATGCGCTGCTGGTCGGCTTGCGTCCTGCGCTGCGTCTCCGCCATCGCCGCCTGCGCCGGGTCCATCGGCTGCGGTGGCGCGAGCTGCTGCATCATCTGGACAGCCTGCTCGATGATCGGTGGCAGAGAGCCAAAGACCTGCGCCGCCTGCTGCGACACGATCTGCGACGCCTCGGCCAGCATGCGGTCGAACGCCTGCTTGTCCTCGGCGGTCTTGTTCTCTTTCATCGCCTCGCCGATATCGGTGCCCGCCGTCTCGTTGCCAAGCTCGAACACCGTCGCCGCGTACCACAACGCGACGTGCTCCTTGATGTGGTTCAGTATCACCGGGATATAGGCCGGCGCGATAAGCCTGCTCATACCGAGCGCCGGGTTCATCATATAGGACAGGTGCGCCTTGAGGTGCGCGATGTGATCCTGCTCCGGGAACGCCACAATCGGGCGGCCCATCGTCGCCGCGACGTTCTCGTTCACCGCGTTCTGCTCTTTCGGCTCGACCGCCGGCGTCAGCAGATCCTTCGCGTTCGGGATCTTCAGCGTCTCGAGAAGACGCTCCTCGACCTTGCGCGCGTTGTAGAGCTGCGGCAACGCCGCCGCGCGCTGCGTCAGCGCCTGCACCTGCGCGAAGCGCTGCGCCTCGGAGAAAATATTCGGGTCGCTGACCGGCACGACATCCATCGGGCCGTCGAAGTCGGCGCGCGTCGCCAGCTCCTCGCCGACCTCGTCCTCGACGTCCTCGTCGTTGAGATACATGCCATTCAGGCGGTGCAGGATGCGCAGCATCCGCGCCATCGCGTCGTGCAGGCGCGAATGGATTGCGCTGAATACCACCATGCCCTGCTCGAGCTTCGCCAGCGTCGTGCCGACCGGCGCGTTCGGGTTGCCGTCCGCAACGTCGTCCAGCGTCGTCCGCACCACGCCACGGCTCGCGTCGACGAGGAAGCCGAGTAGCTGATACAGCACCGAGCTTGGCGGGTTGAACGGCAGCGGCATCGCGATCTTACGCACGTCGTCGACGTTCAGGCCGCCCTCGATCTCCTCGACCTGCGTCGGCTGGATGTTCAGCGTCTGGCCGCCACGCGTGCCACCCTTCAGCTTCAGCATCGTCTGGCTGTTGCTGATGTGCGCGCTGTCGAGCAGCGCGCGCAGGGCGCCGGTCGCCGCAGCAGCAAGGCCGCCGATCATGTGCGGCAGGCCAATCGGGTAGGCGCCGCGCCACGGCACGAACGGGAACTCGACGAACCATTGCAGCTCTTCGCGGCTCTCGTCGTGCTCGTCCCAGTTCCGATAGATCGCCAGCACCTTGCCCGAGATCTTGTCGATCGAGATGATGTAGGGCGCGGGCTCCTCGTCGTCCTCGATAGACGCCATAGCGTAGATCTCGTAGACCGTCCGCAGGCCGTCTTCGTTGTATGACGTGTCGCTGCGGCCCTCGATCTTGTCGTTCGCCACGTCAGCGACCGAGCGCTCGGGCTCCATGCTGGACGGGATCAGGTCGATGTCGCGGTACATGCCGCTCTTCACGCGCTGCTGGTAGTCAAGCGCCGTCAGATACTGGACGTGCGTCTTGCGCTGCGCGCTGTAGAAATTCGTGGCCGCGAACGGCAGGTACATGTCGTCGATAGCGACAAACAGAAACTCAGGGCGATTGCGCGCCTCGCTCCACGTCACCTTCATGTACTGCGCGCCACCCAGCGGCACCTGCGTCAGTAGCTGCTCGAGCTCGGCGCGAAACTCCGGTGACTGCACCGTGAGCTGCCAGTTCATGAACTTGGTCTTGCGCTGCGCCTTCTTCGCCTTGTCGCGCGTCACGTCGCCGGGGATGAAGTCCTTGACAGGCCCGCTCGGCGGAAAGAGCTCTTTCATCGCGCGGCTCGAGAAGTCGATGCACGCTTCCGTCAGCATCGGATGCACAACGCGCGACGCGCCTTGGAACTGCGCGCCACCCGGCGCGTCGTCGCCAAGGCCAGTGCGCCGGATGCCGTCTTCGTACTGCTCGTCGCGCTTCTTGCGCGCCTCGCGGTCGCGGCCAATCAGCTCAATGAAGCGGCTGCTGATGCGCTCGAGCTCATCAGTCGGGAGCTCTTCGGCGAGGTTCTTGTAGAAATCAGGCGAGCGCGGCTCGACCTCGTCTTCGTCGGTCAGCGTAACAATCGCCCCGCCGTCTTCCGTGTCGACTACGTCCGACTTGTCGTCTTCGATCTCAACGGTTTCGCCCTCGGGGAGATCGTCTTCGTCTGCCATCACTGCCTCACGCGCTGTATGGGTTCACGACCACGCGCGGAGGCGTCGGCTCGTGCAAGGGCTTCTGCTGCGATTTTACAGCGGAAAGCAGTCCTTTGTCCATGAGCAGGCGGATCGCTTGCGTCGTGCTGTCGACGAAGTCATCGTGCTTGATGCTGCCGCCGCCTGTAAATGAGCACAATTGCGCCACGAGCGGATCGGCCCACGTTCGCGGTCGCTTCGGGTACTTGTCGCTCTCCGGCAACCAGATCTGACGCCGCGCGAAGATCGGCGACACGATATGCAAGCGCGAGAGCTTGTCGGCACGGCCCGGATTGTAGGCGTATGCCGTGATGCCTTCTCGGTCGAGCATCTGGCGCAGGCTGATGCCGCTGCCCTTGTCTTCGATAATCACCATGTCGACCTTGCGCCCGGACGTTATCGGCTTCGCGGCGCCGAACATCGGCTTGATCAGCGCGGTGTCCTGATCGTCGCCGTAAGCGACGTTCAGCTCCTTTTTCACGCGGGCTATCAGCTCCGGCATGCCGAGCCTGTCTTGCCAGCAGTCGAGTAGCAGGACGTGGCTCGAGCCGTCGACGCTGAAGCCGCCCCAGACCGTGCAAGCGCTGTAGTCTGGGTCGCCGGTGCGCCTGTCGATCGTCGCCTCCGTGAACGCCGTGTCGAGCGACATGACGATCCAGTCGAACGCCGGCAGCGGCTTCTGAGCGGGCCACAGCCGGAACCAGCTCCGCTTGATGATGCCGCTCTCTTCGGGGTCGATCAGCTCGCCCTCGAGCTCCTGACGCCCAACGACCGTGCCTTCGTACTGCGCGAGCTGGTCGAAGAACGTCTGTGGCAGGTTGTCCTTGTTCTCGTATGTGCTGCCGCGCACGATCAGGCGCCCGGCCTTCGGCTCGGTCAGTCGGCGCACAAGGTCGATCGGCTTGGGCGTCGTGGTCCACAGCACGCGGGGCGCAGGCCCGAGGCGCAGGCCCATCATTGCCATATCCCAAGTCTCATCAGGCCGGAGCCACGCCGCTAACTCGTCGCACCAAATGTCCGCGTGCTGTGGGCCACGAAGTCGTTCCGGCTTCTCCGCCGTGAAGCCTCGGATCGTGACCGGCTTACCCGTCACGCCGCGCACCCGGATGATCAGGTCGGTGGAGTTGTAGTCCTCGACCAGCTCCGGCGGGATGACCTTGAGCAGGCCCGCCGGGCCTTGAAAGCAGGTAAACTTAACGTCGGCGTAAGTCGGGGCGATGACCGCCCGGTCGAGCGCCAGCGGATCTTCGTAAGCCGCTGCGGCGAGCCACTGGGCGCCCGTGAGCGTCTTGCCGAACCCGCGCCCAGCCATGACGCCCGCCTCGGCCCAGCCCTCCGGGGGCAGGATCTGCTTCGGCCTCGCGGTCGCCGTCCATCTCGTCTGCCAGAGCAGATAGTGCAGGGCGTCGGACGGCAGCTTCGCGAGATCCGTAACCTCGAGCCCGTCGATGTCGTCCAGAGCCTCGAGCTTCACGGCTTCGCCTTCACGTCGATGATCTGTGGCTGGCGCTTGCGCTCGCGCAGCAGCTTCAGCAGCTCGGTCGCAAGCTCGGCGTTTTTGTCCTCGACGACCACCGGGGCATCGGGGTCGCCGGCCATAACGATCTTATCGCCATATCGCTTCGGATCCCACTTCGCGAGCAGCTTGAGGTCCGTCTCGATGATCAGCTTGTCGCGCTGCACGTCGCCGGTCGAGTCGCCCCGACCGCGCGCCGTCTCGCGTGCGACCACGGCGATGCGGTCGAAGCCCGTGGCGCGGGCTCGCGCGTATGCGATGCTTAGATCGGCGTCTTGCGCGCACCAGTCGTACCACGCCGTGTAATGCGGCATGCCCGGCTCGCGCAGGATCACGGCGAGGGGCTCGCCGGTCGACACACGCTCTAGGATCTCGTCTATTCGCGCCTCGTCACGAGTGACCGGCGCTTTCCGCGGAACGAGGCTCGGCACTGGCTATACCAGCGCGGCGCCAGCCACGAACCCGATGACAAGGGCGCCGAGGACGAACATCCACGCGCGCTTCACATTCGACGCCCAAGCGAAGCCCGCGTCGACTTCTGACGCGACCTCGACGACCTTCGCCGACGCCTTCTGGGCGACCTTCTTTGCAGCAGCCATTCTGTCCTCCGATGGGGTTGTGCTCCGAGTGCAAATATAAACCTGATCAGCGCCATTGTCACCCCGCCCAGACTGGCGGACCTCTGCAAGCAAATCTGCAACCGGTTGCAGATTTAAGCGCGCAGCAGCGCAGCAGCGCGAGGACGTGCAGCATGCAGCACGAGCAAATGCTGCAGCGTGATGCTGCAGTGAAGTCTCGTATCGATCAGCGCAGCGTGCAGCAGCGCAGCGGTCAGTCCCGGTGCAGCATGCAGCAATCAGGGGGCACCCCTAAAGGGGTGTCCCCCCAAATGCTGCTGCAATGCTGCAGCAACGGTGGCTTCTGCAGCATTGCAGCATTTGCAGCATGCTGCATTTTGCTACATGCTGCACTTTGCTGCAGCGCTTGCAGAACTGCTTGCAGAACTGCTTGCAGAACTGCTTGCAGATGCCCTCGCTGTCCGATCCTGTGGCCGATCTTTTCGAACCCCCAAAACGGGGGTATGATTTACGACATGATGCCGAACCCAGTGACGCACCCGACTGACACCTCCGACTTCGTCGTATCGTGCGACGGCGAGGCCGAGCTGATCGAAACCAAAGCCGGGCGCTGGTGGAAGCGTAAGGGTCGCATCGTCATCGAGCTGGACGATCCGAACATCTATTCCGTTCGCGCCATGACGCCTGCCGCGCGGCGCTGGCTGCGCAAGCACGGGATCCGGGCGGTGCAGCCGAGGGGCGACAGCGCCGAGCGCGAGCCGGACCACGACGCCCTCGCGATCATCACGCCGCTCGACACTGACACAGTGCAGACGCTCGCTATGCGCCTCCTGCAGTGCGGATTTGTGGTCAATGGGTTCAATAAATCGAGCGACGACGTCCGCGTCACGCTGAATTAATCGGCCAATTTAATCGGCCAATTTAATCGGCCAATTTAACCCGCCAATTTAACCGGCCAATTTAACCCGCCAATTTAACCGGCCAATTTAACCGGCCAATTTAATCGGCCAATTTAACCGGCCAATTTAATCGGCCAATTTAACCGGCCAATTTAATCGGCCAATTTAATCGGCCAATTTAATCCGCCGATTTGCTTAAATATAACCCTATGGTTTCAAAGCTAATTCTCTCTTATGTCCCGAAACCCCCACCGGGACCGGGACATCCCCGCCAATTTGCCGATTTAATCCGCCAATTTAATCGGCCAATTTAATCCGCCGCCGATTTGCCGATTTATTCTGCCGATTTCCGGGCCAGCGGGCTAAACCCTTGATATCGCTATTAAACAAAGCGCTTGCATGGAGTAAGCGTTTGGCCGTATTGTGCTTGTGTTGAAACCAACAAGGGACACCGCCATGACCGACCTCGCCGACGCCCTCGCCGCCCACAAGCCTGCTCTGGCGCAGTACTACGCCGCCAGAGTCGAGCGCCGCTTCGCCAATCTTGTTCAGCGGTTCGGCTCGGGGCTTCGCGGGGTTTACAGTTCCGACGCCGCCACCCTCTGGCAGAGCATCGCCGGTCTGGCTAGGCGCGTGAACGGAGTTGTGGTTCTCGACGCCGAGCGTGTCGCTGCCGCCGCGGCAGAGTTCGCCGACGCCACCGTCGCCGCGTGGGAAGGCAAAATTCAGTCCAAGCTGGGCGAACTCGAAGAGGCGAGCGTGTCTCACCTCGACGGCTACCGCTTCCTGATCTGCGGTCTGAAAGCTGGCCGCAAAGTGCGGATCGAGCAGGACATGATCCTGAACTTCTCGTCGAAGGGCACGCCCTTCAACCAGTTCCCGGCGCGTATTTACGTCGACGGGAAATTCACCCCCGCCGCTAAATACGCGGCGCTCTGACCAACCGGGGGGCCGGGCAACCGGCCCCCATCACCCAAGGAGAAACGCAATGACCGACGACATCACATTCATCCCGCTGGCGGACGGCGACTACCGCCTCCGCATCGTCTCCGACGCCGCGCGCGAGCTGTTCGCGCTCGACTACCCGCGCTATCAAGACGGCGTCGACCTGACGCCCGACGAGTGCGACGACCTGATCGAGGTTTGCCGCTATGAGCACCTCACCGCCAACGGCTGGAGGTTCAGATAATGAGCGAGGGCCCGTTCCTTTACGCGCCGAGGTTGCGCCCGCCGGGCACCGCCACGCTGCCTCGGGGCGGCTGGCGCCTTGTCGCCGCGCCGGTCGACACCGCCTATCTGCGCCCGGACCTGCCCTGCCACGCCTGGCGCCGCTACGGCATCATCGCCTACGACACGCCGCTCAGTGAGGCGGATATCGAAGCGTTCGCGTTGGAGGTGCTGTCATGACCGACAACACAACGCCCTTCAGGCCGCCCCTGAAGCCCGTCCCGGCGGCAACCCGCTGCCGGTGCGGGGCGTGGCTGCCCCACGGCTCCACGGCCCGGAAAACGCCGCACGGCGAGTACTACGACTGCTATGCCTGTCGCCCCCGCGACGCTGAACCTGTGAGGTACTAAGACATGCCGCGAATATCTGAAGGAGAGGCCACATATTACGCCGTCCTGACGCTCCGGGGCCTTGGTTTTAAAGTCAAGCGCAACCCCGGCGCTAGGAACGCTCACGCCGTGCAAGGCGTCGCGGTGACGACAGAACAGCTACTGATCCTCGCCCGCATGGCGAAAGACGTGCAGCAGCGAGCGCACGAGATGGTGCGACAGGACGCCGCACAAGCACCGGTGCAAGAGTGCACTTGCAAGAAAAAACGGGGCGTGATTTAACTACGTCATCGAATCGGTCAACAGGAGGGACACCACATGACCAATGTAGCTTACATCACGAACGTATCGCCCATCGACCGCCTCGGCGCGATCCGCGCCCAGATCGCGGATCTCAAGAAAATTGAGGACGCGATCCTCGCTGAGGTGAAAGATCTCGGCGTCGGCGAGTACGACGGCGCGGATTATCGCGCCACGGTTTCTGAAGTCGCCGAGCGCAAGTCGCTCGACGTGAAGGCCGCGGAAGAGAAGCTCATCGAGCTGGGCGTCGACGGTCGCTGGTTCTCGCGCAACCAGAAGACCACCAAGGGGTACACGACGGTGCGCGTCACCGCTCGCAAGTCGTAACGGCAACGGGGGCCGGGCAACCGGCCCCCCCTAACCAAGGGACAAAACAATGGGGATCTACATACCACCGGAACCGCCGCGCCGCCGCGTCGTTGAGTTCCTCGGCTATTTCGGCGCAACCGTCCTGCTCGGCACTATGCTGATCTCAACGCTAGTGCTCGTGTATATTCTTGGCGAGATTGTGGTGGGGGTGTCATGAGCAATCTCGCCACACATTTTGCCCGCGTTCATATCACGACAACTCTGGCGGGTCTTGATCTTTGCGCCGCGCAGGATCCCAGCCGCGAGGCCTTGTTCAAGGGGTTTCAGGACAGCCTGCGCGACATGCTGATCGCGCTGGAGGAGGAAGAGGGCGATGCGTAAAATAATCACTGATTACGTTTGCCCGCCCATCCCAACGAGCCGCTACGATTGGTGCGCATGGTTCGAAGACGACGAACCGGACAGCCACGGGAATATGCTCGTGGGTTGGGGCGCGACGGAAGAGGACGCAATTGAGGATCTGCGCGAATGCTCCGAGAGCTAATCCTCATGGCGTCTGTTGCGCTAGGCTTGGGGATGGCAGTGTGGGGCCTGACACGCCCCTGCCCATCTCTTGAGCCGCACATTGGAACATCACGCTTGAGTGGAGCTTACGGGAGGGTCGATGACCAAATACTTTACTGCCCCTCATCCTACGGGTGCTTGGTCTGGGCTGTAGTAGAGGGTCGGATCACGGTCTGGACGACAGACCATGCCGGAGCGCAGAGGATACCAGAAACGCTAGACGCGGCGACGGATTTTGTGGTCGGACTGAAAACATATTGATGAGGCAGCTATGACACAATTTCACAATGTGAATTATGGCCGCGCTTATGTGTTAAGAAGCACAGCGAGGAAAATAGCCCCGTATCGCGAGGAAGTAGCTGTAAGCCGCGACAGTAAGTGGCGGAAGCTAAAGGTAATAATCTTGCAGCAAGGGGTGTTTTTACGCGAGGGCGATGGGAAAACCATTCCCGTCACTTACAAGTGGGCTGTAGATCAATTGGAGTCTTTCAGAATATGCTTGCCGCCTTGGCGCGCTAAGAAGATTTATCAAAACCTGTTACGCCGACCATCAGGTGGCGGACCCGTTATAGTGTCGCGAAAGCAGATTGCGTGGGCGCAATCTCTAAGAGCGCGTGCCGAAACTGTTAAATAGCGCAACGTATTTAGGAGAGGCTTAGATGCAGACGCGCCGAATGTCGTGGCTTGAGGCGACCACAAATACGATTGTCGGTTTCCTCGTTGCGCTGGCGACGCAGTACGCCGTCTTTCCGTTTGCGGGCATAGAGCTTGACGCCGGCGGCCACGTTCTCGTCGCGGTGCCGTTCGTTCTGACGTCGATCCTGCGCGGTTTCTTGCTGCGCCGTTTCTTTAATTGGGTGGACAGCCGATGCGGGCGCTGATCGCAAATAACTGGCCGATGATGGCGGCTATGGTCTTATACACCATCCAAAGTGTACTTTCCCTGCGTAGCGGAAACGTAGGGATCGGCATCGCTTTCATCTTCTACGCCCTCGCGAACGTGGGGCTGATGCTGGCGAACAAGCCGTGATAAACTCCGCGCACGGAACGATGGGGACTAGCGATTAACCCGCGCCTGCTGGCGCGCAGGGGGGCATAAGATGCCGGTAGCACCGTTATCAGACGAGATATTAAAAGACGTTATTGAGGCGATGCGAAAAAACGGCGGCAATAAAGCCGCCGCTGCGCGAGACCTAGGCATTCCACGCCCGACACTTCAAAGCCGCGTCGAAATTGCTAAGGCTAAGTTTAAGTTGGGCGATGATCTTTTGCCCAATGGCGCAGCGACACACATTGTCATTCAGCCGCCCTCAGAAGACATGCCTGTCGAAGAATTGATTGCGTGGCGCAAGAAGCAATTTGAGAAAAAGCGCGCGCACAAAGAGGCCGCCAAATTAATCGACATTCATATTAAAATGCATGGGCCGATTGGCATCGTGCATATCGGCGACCCGCACGTTGATGATGACGGCACGGACATCGCGCTCATCGAAGAACACCTGAAGATCATTAAAGACACGCAGGGGATGTACGCAGGGAACCTTGGCGACCTTCAGAACAACTGGATCGGACGGCTGGCCCGTCTGTACGCGGAACAAGGGACTACCCACAAACAAGCGTGGCAGCTCGTCGAATGGATGATGACAAGCGTCGAGTGGCTATATCTCGTCGGGGGTAACCACGACGCATGGTCAGGGCAGGGCGATCCGCTAACCTGGATTATGAAAAATAGGAACACAGCGTTCCAGTACCACGGGGCGCGGATGAACCTGATGTTTCCAAATAAAAAAGAAGTCCGCATAAACGCCCGCCACGACTTCAACGGCCACAGTATGTGGAACCCGGCACACGGTCCCATGAAAGCTGTGCAAGGCGGTTGGAGGGATCACATATTAACTTGTGGTCATAAACACACTAGTTTTATAGGCGGCCCGTTGAAAGACCCAGCGTCGGGCTTGCTGTCTTGGGCGATACGTTGCGCAGGATATAAAACATTCGACAGGTATGCGGAAGATTTAGGCTTGCCGGATCAAAACGCATTCCCAAGCGTCGTCACTATTATTGATCCACGGTATGCGGATGATGACCCACGTCTCATCCACGTTGTTCCAGATGTAGAGCAGGGCGCAGATTTCTTGCAATTCTTACGGAGGAAGGCGGGTGTGTGATGCTGCATTTGACGCCGGACATGCTGGAAGCCTCTTACGAATTGTTGCGCCAGACGCCGCCTTTTAGGAGATGGAAACTGCCTGAGGCGGATGACGTTATATTTCGCGTCATACGTTCCGACGATGTGCGCGGCACGTTCGAGCTCGTTAAGGGCCGCATGGTGATTTCGATCAGTGGCAAGTGTGTGGGAAATCTGCACAGCCTGAACGCCACAATGGCGCACGAGATGGTGCATCTTTACGAAGACACAATACACAACGCGCGGAAAGACGTGATGCATTCGTCAAGGTTCAAGGCGCTTGCGAAGCAGGTCTGCAAACATCACGGGTTTGACGAGTTACTGTTTTAGAGGGGTTCTAAAGTGAGAAACAGAAGACACGCTGTAAATTTTGATGTTGGGCCGTTTATTTGCACGGTGGGGTTCAACCCGGAAACCGGAGCCCCGTGCGAGTTGTTTCTTGTCTCTCGAGGTAAGTCTGGCACGGACCTAGACGATTGGCTGTACGAGCTGGGCGTGAAGGCGTCGAAGATCATGCAGGACCGGGAACACGAAGAATAGCCTTGCAAGGCGTTCCTTTCAGTGTCTATTGTTACCAAGTGATTTGCCGTGGGGGCATCAATGTGGTCGCAAGCTGATTTAGATTTATTAAAAGACATGTGGCTTCGTGGTTTCTCGAGCGGCATAATTGCTGCCGCGATTGGGAAGTCGCGTGGCGCTGTCATGGGTAAAGTCTTTCGTCTTAATCTTAAGCGCGAAAAGAAAAAACCAACACACACAACGCAGTCTAAAGACGAAAAAGATTGGTATCGCATTTGCGAAACATCGGGCGAGTTGTATTTCCCCGGTGCGTATTCGTTGCTGGGATTGAAAACGCGCCAGTGCCGTTGGCCGGTGGCGTACAGTAATCAGCATCTGTTCTGTGGCGCGGCGCGTATTGGGGCGTCGGCGTATTGCGCCGACCATACTAAGCAGGCTTGGAGGACGAAAAATGGATAGTGAACAGGAAGAAGCGGAACGGCGCCGCAGAAAGTATTTAATCGGCGCTAGACCCGAGAGCGTGGAGCTTGTGCGCTACACGTTTGGGCGCGGAATGCGGATGCAAACCATGTACGGGATTTGGGGCCGTAATTTCGTCGATGCGTGTTTAGGGGAGGACGGGGCAAATGGGCGTACACTATGACAGAGACGCTCGCGAGATACTTGCGGAGATGACGGCTGGTAAAACCGAAGCGGAATATCGCGACTTCATCTGGTCGCTTCGCGAGCCGGTGAAGCCGAAGCGGTCTAGCAGCGGCTGGCCGTATCGTGGGTTGGAGATTAACGCGCGCGTTGTCACGCCGGCGGGTTCCCGGCGGCTGCGCGCTACGTTTGAGGTGATTAAATGACGAAGGCTAAAACGACGCCCGGAGCAGACATGCTTCTGGAAGCGGTCAACACCGTCACCCAGCGCGGTCAGGTGTACGGGCCGCCCGCAGTTAATATGCAGCGGACGGCGCGGATATGGAGCGGGATACTCGGCGTCGAGGTGACGGCGGTGCAGGTCTGCTTGTGCATGATCGGCGTGAAGATGGCGCGACTGGTTGAGACGCCGGATCACGGCGACAGCGCTCTGGATATAGCCGGTTGGGCTGCGTGTTTGAGAGATTGCCAACAGGAGGAGGGTTGATATGACCGAAGAAGAAAAAGGCCTGATAGACGTTTTCGCCTGCGCCGCGCTGGCGGGGTTTCTTGCGAAGGACGGGAATTTAGCGTTTACGCGAGACACGACGAATTGCGCGTACCGGATCGCGGTTTGGATGGTGAAGGCTCGCCAGCAGGCGTTCGAGGCGCTCCATGACTAAGCCGCGCCCCGAGGTAAACGACCCGTCGTTTAGGCGTGCGGTCGTCGATGATTACGCAACTAAGACAATCGGTCTAAAGAACTTAGCCGAGAAGTATTGTGTGTCTATCACGACGATACGCAACATATTGAAGATGGAAGGCGTCGTCTTTCACGCAACTGGCGTGCCACTGAGTAAAACGAAAAATCGCGTTGCACCCGAGAAAATACAGGTTAAAAGCAAAGATGCCAAAAAAACAAAAACTGAAAAGACAGACACCAAAAAAACAGACATCGGAAATTACGTTAAGGGCTCTGCGTTCCCTATCTCGCGGGCGCGTCTCATGGCGGGGAGATAAAATGGACAAGCGACCTATTTCTGATGCAGTCGAGAAAGCGGGCGGCGCGGTTGTGCTAGGCAAGAAGCTCGGCATCACGCATCAGGCAATTTATCTGTGGGTGCGGCGCGGCTACGCTCCAGTTGAGCGGGCTATTCAGCTTGAGAAGCTGTCGGGCGTCGCGCGGCATCTGCTGATTAATCCGAAGCTGGTTAGCGCGATCATTGCGACAGATAAATACGACGCAGCGGATTTGATATAGGGGGGTGCGCGTGGCAACGGTGAGCGTAATCGCGCCGCATCATCGGCGCATAGAAGCGCCCGAGGATCTGCGCCGGCTTACCGGCTGGCTGATCTGGCGTTACGAGACAGTCGACGGCGAGACGAAGCCGCGAAAGGTGCCGTATTACACCGACGGCGGGCGGCGACACGGGCAGCAGGGCAGTCAAGTTGACCGGGCGAAATTGACGTCGTATGCGGCTGCGCGTGACAGCGCGGCGCGGCGGAATTTCGACGGCATCGGCTTTGCGATGCTGCCGGACTGGCAGATCACGGCGCTCGATTTCGACGGTTGCGTCGACGCGAACGGCGACATCCCGAGCGAGGTTCTCGAGATCGTCGGTCGGACCTACGCCGAGTATAGCCCCAGCGGCAAGGGCGTGCGGGCATTCGTGCGCGGCAATCTCGGCAATCATAAATCGCACGCAACGCTGGAGCGCTACGGCTTTGAGACGTTCTCAACGACGGGCTATGTGACGTTTACTGGGCATGTCCTGCCTATCGTCGAGATGCTGGGGTTTGAGGATGTCGTCACGCCGGCGGGCGATGCTGTGAAGGCGTTGTGCGCGTCCCGGTTTGAGAATAGCGCCAGCGGCGGGCAGCTCGAAGACGACCCGTGGGCGGGCTTCGAGCCGAAGCTCAATCTGACCATTGAGCAGATGGAAGCTGCGGTCGCGCAGCTCGACCCGGATATTGGCCGGGATGAGTGGATCCGCGTCGGCATGGCGCTACACCACGAGACAGACGGCGACGACACGGGGTTCGAGATCTGGAACGACTGGTCTACCGGCGGCGGGAAATACCCCACCGAGGAGGCGCTCAGAGCGCAGTGGGAGAGTTTCACGCGGCGCGCAGGGCCCGGCAGGCGTCAGGTCACGATGGCGTCGGTACTCAAGATGGTAAAGGCCGCAGGGGGCGTCCTGCCGCGCCCTACGTTGGCGGCGACGGCAGAGGAATTACAGGCCGTCGTCGCTGAAGCTGCTGCGCTGGCTCAGCCGGGTGCGGGGATGTCGACCCCCGAGGGGTTTACCGGGAAGTATCGGGTTCTCGGGATGGACGCGCTGACGCGCCTGCCGCCCGTGGACTGGCTAATCAAGGGGGTGCTGCCCCGCGCTGATCTCGTTGTGATGTTCGGCGCCAGCGGCGCCGGGAAGACGTTCGTCGCGCTTGATATCGCGATGTCGATTGCGCGCGGCTCCATGTGGCGCGGCAAGCGCACGAAGGCGGGCCGGGTGGCGATCATCGCCGCCGAGGGCACGGGCGGGCTTGGCAAGCGGGTGCAGGCGTATCGGGACTATCACAATCTGTCGGGCACGCTGCCGATCGGCGCGATACTCTCGGCGCCCAATTTCTTACAGCGCGAAGAGATAAGCGAAGTTGTGGCGGCGGTAACAGCGTCCGGCGGTGCGGATCTGATCGTGGTCGATACATTCGCGCAGGTGACGCCGGGCGCGAACGAAAACGCCGCTGAGGATATGGGCCTCGCGCTCTCGCATGCGAGGGTGCTGCGTGAGGTCACAGGCGCGACGGTGCTGCTGGTACACCACGCGGGTAAGGATGCGAGCAAGGGCGCGCGCGGCTGGTCGGGCATCAAGGCTGCCGCCGACGCGGAGATCGAGATCATCCGTCACGACAGCGGAGAACGCGAGATCGCGATCAGCAAGATGAAAGACGCGGAGGACGGCGCGCGGTTTGGGTTTAAGCTCGAGACGCTGGTTCTCGGGCTGGATGGTGACGGCGACGAAATAACATCTTGCGTTGTCGCAGAGGCCGAGACGCCGAGCGCGGCGTCGGGCGGAGACGAGGATCGTAAGAGCGTCAAGAAGCTCGGTCGCGTGGCGCAGCACATTCTCGACTGCATAGAGTTGATAGACCCGACGCGGCAGACCATGCGGCTCGATAGCTTTATCAGCCTGTGCGCAAACGGCATGCCTGCACCGGAGGAAAACAAGCGGGACACGCGGCGGCATTCTGTTAAGCGCACGCTGATGTCGATGTCGCGGATAAAAGACAACCCGCCGTTTACCGTGGAAAAAGACTTTATTGTTTTTGGTGTTTAATGCTTGCAAGGCATAGATTGCGGCATTAGGTTGTTAGCGTTAGTGCATTGTTTTATGGAGGGACAGATGGGTAGTGTACACGCTTTGCGTGATCGTAATTATTATCGAATGTTGAGTGACGGTCAGCTCATTGAGTTGACGAAGAGCGCCCAGAGCGAATTGATGCTTGTTCTGGGCGAGCGGCTTGAGGAACTGGAAGCCGCAGAACAAGCGGTTGCTGAATTGTCTCAAGAGGTGAACGACCTCGAGGAGCGACTCGGTTTATATCAAGACGAGGTTCTGCACATGCAGGCCCGCATTGATGATCTTGAATTGCGAATTGCTGACTTGCAAAATGAAGGGGACAACGATGAGCGGATTTAAGCTACAGGTCACGCTGACAGGCGCGACCATCGAAGAAATGGTTGCGGCGCTTGATGCAGCGCGTGAACAGCTTGTGGGCGGCAAGCCTGCAAAGGCTGAAAGCGTTGCGCCCGCGCCGAAGGTTACGGAGAAGCCGGTCCAGAAGCCGGTTGAGAAGGCTCCAGAGCCGAAAGAGCTTACCTACGACTACGAAAAAGACATCGTGCCGAAGGTGCTGAAGGCCGTCGAGGTTTGCGGCAAGACGTTCGTGGCGGAATGTCTGGCGAAGTATGGCGCGAAGCGTGCGAGCGAGATCGACGCTACTTGGATGCCGGAGTTCCTTGGCCGGCTGGAAGAAGGCATCAATGGCTCACGCTAAGTTCAGCCCGAGTGCAGCGCACCGTTGGATGCGCTGCCCCGGCAGCCTCGTGCTTGAGAGCACGGTGCCGGATAAGCCGTCTGCCTATGCGGCGGAGGGCACGGTGGCGCATGAGATCGCGGCGCAGTGCCTTACGCTAAATGTCTCGGCAGATAAGTATATCGGCCACACGATCACGCACGACGGGTTCTCGTTTGAAGTGACGAGGGAAATGGCTTCGCACATCGACGACTACGTTAAGCTCGTCCGGGAGTACGCGGAAGGCGGAAGCCTGCTAGTTGAACAGCGGGTTGAGTTTTCAGACACGATAAACGTGCCGGATAGTTTCGGCACGGCGGACGCGCTTATAGTTCACGGCGACCGCATTACGCTGGTCGATCTGAAATACGGGATGGGCGTTAAAGTAAGCGCCGAGAACAACGAACAATTGAGGTTGTACGCCCTCGGCGCGTTGTCTCAGTACGAAAGCGTCGGCGACTTCAAAGAGGTATTGGTGGTGATCCACCAGCCCCGACTGAACCACGTCTCCGAATGCTACATAGATCTGCCCTCGCTGAAGAGCTTTGGTTCTATGGCGCAGGAGATGGCGGACAGGGTTGAAGACGCACAGCGTAACTGGAACTCGGCCCCCGACTGGAACGATACCTATCTCGCCCCCGGCGAGAAGCAGTGCCGTTTCTGCCGCGCAAAAGCTACATGCCCTGCGCTGCGTGCTGAAATAACAGACGTTGTCGGAGACGTTTCTACCGTGTCCGATTTTGCTGATCTGGCGCAGGTGCCGGACGATCAGCTATCGCGCAGCATGGCGCGCGTAGATATCGTCGAGCAGTGGTGTACCGCTGTCCGCGCTGAAGTGGAGCGGCGTCTGCTCAACGGCGAAAGCGTGACAGGCTGGAAGCTCGTCGAAGGCCGTAAAGGCGCTCGCGCTTGGGGCGATGAAGCAGCCGCCGAGAAGGTTATGCGTAAGGCGCTCAAGGCTGGTGATATCTGGGAAAAGAAATTGATTAGCCCCGCGAAAGCGGAGAAGCTATGCAAAGGAAGTCCGTCGTTGTGGAACGAGCTTACAAAAGTCGTGACGCAATCTGCGGGTAAACCATCAGTGGCACCCGCCATTGATAGACGATCAGAACTGATCGTTTCTAATGTCGCGGACGAACTCCGCGATCTAGCTGCGAATAGCTAATTGCTATCTGCTAAAGGAGAAGTGCAATGCAAATCCGTTTGAAGAGTGTTCGTATCGCGTTCCCGGCGCTTGCTGAACCGGAAGCGTTTGGCGATGGAGAGCCTGCGTATCAGGCCAAGTTTATCATCGAGCCGAAGAGCGAACAGGCGAAGCTGCTCACAACGACCTTGAAGAAGGTTGCCGAGGAGCAGTGGGAGGAGAAGGGCAAGGACGTTCTTTCCCTGCTGACGGAACAGAAAAAGGTCTGCTATGTTGAGGGGCCGTACCGCAGCAATAAGACCGGAGAGGCTTATGCCGGTTTTGAAAATAACTACTATCTGAGCGCCAGAAACGCCAAGAACCAGCCCAAGATCATTGATAAGCACGGCGTGGAAGTGTCCTCGCCGCGCGATATCAAGAACCTGATCTACTCGGGCTGCCACGTTCATGCGATTGTTGATCTCTGGGCTCAGGATAATAAGTGGGGGCGCCGTATAAACGCCACGCTGAAAGGCGTGATGTTTGCGGCGGATGGTGAGAGCTTTGGCGGTTCTAGTGTCGCGACCGCTGACGACTTCGCCGACCTCGCTGTTAGCGCCGAGGACTTCGTTTAAGGAGCACAACGATGTCTAATATCGGCCATAACAGCGTGGCGGCGGACCTAGTCCGTAGCTATGTGGAACGGATAGAACGCCTCGAAGAAGAGAAGAAGGCTATATCCGATGACATTCGCGAAATCTGCGTTGAAGCAAAAAGCGCTGGTTTCAATGCGAAGGTCATCCGCAAGCTGGTTGCGTTGCGGCGGCAAGACGAGGGCAAGCGGAAGGAAGAACAATCCATGCTTGATCTCTACGCCTCGGCAATCGGACTAGATCTCGTTTGATTTAAGGCCGGCGGCGGGAAGCTGCTGCCGGCCATTCTTTTCTGGCGGGGCGCGCATCTGGTGGCGCGCGTTAAGGTGTCCCTCCAGCGCGGTCGCGCAGCCTCTTGCGCGCCCTCCCAGAGAAGAACGATATCATGACGACACTTTGGTTAGACCTCGAAACGTATTGCGAACTGCCGATCACGGTGGGCACGCACGCCTACGCCGAGAAGGCGGAGGTGCTGCTGGCTGCCTATGCGGTAGACGACGCGGATCCCGTCGTGCTCGACCTGACGAATGGCGCTACGCTTAACGATATCCAGACGCTGATAGACAACGCCGACAAGGTCGTGATCCACAATAGCGCGTTTGATCGGACCATTCTAAAACACCAGAATGTTCACCTGCCCGTTCAGAAAATACACGACACAATGGTGCAGGCGCTGGCGCACAGTCTGCCGGGGTCGCTTGGGGCGTTATGCCAGACCCTTGGTGTGCCTGTCGACCAGAGCAAGGACATCGCGGGCAAGAAACTAATTCAGCTATTTACCAAGCCGAGGCCAAAGGCGCAGAAGCTGCGCCGGGCGACACGCGAGACACACCCGGACGAGTGGCGGGCCTTCTCGGATTACGCCGCCCGCGACATTCTCGCGATGCGCGCCGTGAGCCTGAAGCTGCCGAAGTGGAACCTTGCCGCCTTCGAGCGCGCCGTCTGGGAGGCCGATCAGGCCGTGAATGATCGCGGCATCGCCGTGGATCTTGATCTGGCCCACGGGGCACTACGGGCATTCCGTAGTGAAGCCCAGCGGCTGGCGGTTCAGATGTTCGACCTGACAGGGGGCCGGGTCGTGAGCGCGACGAAGCGCGATAAGCTGTTAGAACACCTCGTCGGGGCGCACGGTCTTACGCTTGAGAGCCTCACCAAAGGCGACGTCGACGCTATTTTGAAAGACGCTGGCACCGGCACAGAGGTCCGCGCCCTTTTGAAAAACAGACAACAGGCGTCGGCAACCAGCCCCGCGAAATACAGCGCGCTGATTAAAGGAACGTCGAGCGATGGGCGCCTGCGCGGCACATTGCAGTATTGCGGGGCTGGCCGCACCGGGCGGTGGGGCGGTCGGCTTTTCCAGCCGCAGAACCTGCCGCGCCCGACGCTGTCCGTCACGCAGATTGAGAATGGTATCCGCGCGATGAAGGCGGGCTGCGAAGACCTTTTGGTCGCCAACGTGTCCCAGCTCTGTTCGAGCGCTGTGCGCGGCGCGCTGATTGCGGCGCCGGGCCGGAAGCTGGTTGTCGCGGATCTGGCGAATATCGAAGGCCGAATGCTCGCATGGCTGGCGGGCGAGGAGTGGAAGTTGCAGGCGTTTCGTGATGTCGACAGGGGCGTGGGGCATGATCTCTATGTGCTCGCGTACTCACGCTCGTTCGGCGTCACCCCCGAGGCGGTGCTCAAGAACAAGAAATCGGGCGACGGCAGGATGAGGCAGATCGGCAAGGTGCAGGAGCTGGCGCTCGGCTATCAGGGCGGCGCCGGGGCGTTTCTGTCGATGGCTGGAATTTACGGCATTGTGTTGAGCGAGACGGAAGTCGCGGAGATCGTGAAGGCGTGGCGCAAGGCGCACCCCGCGACTACCCGGTTCTGGTACGATGTGGAACACGCCGCGAGGCGCGCTGTGCGGGGCGCGGGCGATGTCTTCAGCGTCGAGGCCGTCCGTTTCGACGTGAAGGACGGGTGGCTTAGGATCCGCCTGCCCTCGGGCCGCTATCTTTGCTACCCAGACGCCGTCGTAGGTGATGACGGGCGCCTCACCTACATGGGCATGAACCAATACACGCGGAAGTGGGAACGTCTCGAGACTTATGGCGGAAAGCTGGTCGAGAATATCGTGCAGGCCGCCTCGCGCGATGTCCTCGCGCATGGGCTTCTGGGCGCGGAGAAGGCAGGCTATCAGGTCTGCCTGCACGTTCACGACGAGCTGATCACAGAGACGCCGGATAAACCTGATTATACGGCTGAAGGGCTTGAGCAGATCATGGCGACGAACCCCCCGTGGTCTCTAGGCCTGCCCCTCGCAGCCGCTGGCTACGAGGCCTACCGCTACAGGAAGGATTAGCTGTGACGCCGGAAGGGAAGATCGAGGCATATCTCAAGCGCCGTGTCGAACAGACCCACGGCCAGATACGCAAGCTCGCGTGGCTGGGGCGCCGTGGCGCGCCCGACCGCATGATCTGGTGGAAGGGGCCTTGGGGCCCCCTGCTGGCCTTTGTTGAGGTCAAGGCCCCCAACGGGAAGGCGACGACGCTACAGAAGCGCGAGCACGCCCGGATGCGCGCCGCTGGTTTCAACGTCTATGTCGTGGCGTCTGAGGAGGCCGTAGAGGCCTTTCTGACTGAGATGCTGGTACTATCGCTCCAGTGAGCCAGCATTTCACCCCCCACGACTATCAGAAGGGCGCCATACGGCACCTGTACGAGAAGCGCCGCGCCGCGCTCTGGATGCCGATGGGCGGCGGGAAGACGGTGTCGACCCTAACGGCCCTCGTCGATCTGGACCTCGTTGAGGACGTTTTCC